GTCGTCATATTGACGGCTGATTGCACGAGTAAAAACTAAGCTGTTGGTCAAGACCCGTAGAGCTTCGTTTGTAATCATGCTTATGGTAAGCAATTGATTAGACATATTTGTCTCCAAATGAAAAGAAAAAGGTATTTAGCCTGATTTATTTCCAGATGGGAGCCAATCCCTCGAATTATCTGTACTGAGGTTGCCTAGCTATTTAAACAGGCAAAAGTTTAAATAGATGTGAGGTCATTATATACCATATCGTATTTAAAATGTACATAAAAAAATGCCACCAATATGTTATTGGTGGCGAGTCGGAGAGTTTTTAGCGTTTTAGACGTGCTACCAGTTTAGCTTTATCTTCGGCATTACGAGCAGCTATATATTCTGAAGTAGACATTTCAGCGTAGGATTTCGTGCCATTTACAGTGCCACCAGTGCCATTAATAGGCCTTATTGGTTTTGGAGCTGAACTTGTTCTAGCATCTTGCCTAACAATCGCTGCTAATCTCATGCCTGCCTGTACAGGTGACATATTAGAGATTTCATAGGCTACATCAAGGTTTCTACCTAATTGATAGGCTATATCAGGGCCATTTTCCATACCTAATATAGCTTCTCTAATAGTTTGATTCTGAGCTAATATTGGATCAGATGTAATTCTTTCAATAACAGAATCATAATCCGCATATCTAACACGAGCAGCGGCTTCAGCCGTTTCCAATTTGGCTTGTGCAGCTTGTTGAGTTTGCAATCTTGCCCGTTGCTCATATTCCTGAGCGACAGCTTGTTTCGCCTCCATAACCGCAGATTCACGGGTATATTGCATCATTGCATCCATATACCGAGGATCATACTGACCACCAGCAAATTGTGATGGATCAGGTGGTGATAATGATGGCGCTTGTTGCTCTTGAGCAGGAGAATACTGTCTAAGTATTTGCTCCTGCTGCTCAAGCATCTTTTCCAAACGTTCTGCTTGCCTTCTTGCTTCGTGCTTATCACGGGTTAATTCATCAATCCGTTTCTTATACCAAGGGTCTTGTTTTTCGGAGGTAGGTTCTTCAGTTGCCTCTATCTCCTCCTGATTACCCTCTGATTCAACTTCTTGTGATTCAACTTCTTGAATCTCTACGGGTGTACTTTCGATTATTTCTTCGCTCATTTCGTTTCTCCGGGTTTTGCTTCACTTGTTAATGCTGCAATATCAGGTTCCCTTCGCATAGCACCAGGTCTAATAGCCTGACCTGCAGGTGCTTGACCTTGTGGTGCGCCTTGAGGCATACCTTGAGGCTGTGGAGGTGGCTGAGTTGCCTGCATTTCTAGCTGTTCAAATTCGTGATTATTTTCTACTAGCTCTTGAGTTCCCATACCCATCATTAAGGTTAAATTTTCTCTGACCGCAGCTTGTAATTGCGTGTCTGTCATCATAATTTTACCTTCGACATCCATGCGTTTAGTTTGGGCTTCAAACCATTCACGTTCCTGCTTTTGAAGTTCAATCATGCGTTGGTCACGAAGTTGAGTAATTTCTTGACTCATATGCTCCATTTGACCTGCTAATTCATCCATCATTTGCCGAGCTTGAAGGACTTGAGGATCGACTTTATCGCCACTCTTAGCCACCGCTTGTATTTGCGGAGGTAACATGGCTTGAAGTCGTTTGCTGATTTCTTCAGCTCCTGGCCAATCCATATTTTTCAACATCAAATCACCAATGATATTAAATAGTGATGGGTTAGCTTGAGTTAAAGTCAGCATCATTGTGGCTGCTTCATCGCGTTTAGTTGCATATGAAGGGCCTGCATCGCAAACAACGTCATAACGTCCAATAGTCGGATTGAAAATTGAATCAATCGCAGTATTTTCAGTGTTAGCGGACGGAGTTTGAATGTTAGGGTTAAGTTGTACAGTTCTTGGCGTTCCATCTTCACCTAAAATTCGTGCAACTCTTGGTCTATCGTAGACTTTTGGAATCATATCCAACACAACTCGGCCTATTTGACGAACTGAGCGTGATAAATTGTCTTGATAGTGAAAAGTGTTAATATCAGCCTGTTTTTGCCTCAATAACAAGGCTCTACCAGACGTTTCATTAGACTGTGCGCCTAACGTAGGCTGGTAAATCCCCATGCTTTGCATGATGTCATTCTCAGCTAATTGAATAGCTTGCATGATCGCTGGGCTTGATTGTGGAGGCATTGCCCGTTGAGGTGAGCCAACAGGTGTTCCAGCTATTGATACAGGGTCATATTCGAGGTAGGCGACCGATTCTTTGTTTACCCTTCCCCAATTAGGGTCAGTTTCAAATTGCCCTGCTACGCCTATAAACGGAGCTTTAGGCGACAATGCAACATTTTCAGCATTAGCAGATAGATAATAGTTATACAACCGTTGAGCATCTTTAGCATTGCGAATCAAACCTGATAAATAACGTCTACCTTGTAGCCATAGTTCATGACCGATGACTGGAACAATAGGAATATACTTCGTAGGAAGCTCACCACGCTCTAAAATAGTATCGCCAGTAGCTTTGCACCACATACAACGTTTTTTATCAGCTATACGCACCTGTGATGGGTCTTGGGGGTCAGTTATCTCAACTTCTTCATGCTCTATATAATAATATTCAGCAATACGAACGCTGTCTTTAGTGTACCAACCTTGAGCATCGCCATTACCTGCATCATAGAAATGCGTTTCATCAACGCCAGGATATAAACGTTCAAATTCATCTTTGGAAATTTCTTCAGCTAAAATACACCATTCAGCATCAGAGCCATCTGGTGATTTGCTGTGCGGATCCATGTAGACTTTAAATGGGTCAGGTATCCGGTCAATGTAAATTTCTTGATCGAAGCTGGAATCATCAGCCCAATCATTACGAATACGCACATAACCGATACCCATGTCTACTTGCGATTCCACCGCAGTATCATAAGCCATACCAGCATTACTATTATCTTGAATGTGACGAATCAACCCCTGCAATACTTCCGCTGTTTCCTGATCGGCTTCATCATTGACCGGACGAATACGAATACTGGGAGTATTCTGACGGATTTCGTTGACCACTCGATCACGGTATTGAAGCAATCGGTTAATCACCAACATTGGGCGTTCTTTACCTGGGCGATTTCGATCATATTTAGCCGACTCAGGCCATTGATCCCCTAAACGTGCAAAACGAACATCATCCAACATTTCCTGTCTATTGACAGAAGTAAACTCTACCGCAGAACTGAAACGTTCGCGTATCTCACTTAATGTATCTTCATCCATTTTTTCTTCGTCTGTTTCGGTATCCATACCCACACCAAATGATTCCATTATTGAATCTGTATCTAAATTTGCCATGATTTTTCCTGAACTATTAAAATGTTAAGCGCCCATCCAAGAAGAAGTGCTTCCCCCAGATGAATTATAAGATCGATTTTTTTCTTCCCTATGCTCTCGCTGTTCCCTATGGGCTACCGGAAACGCAAAAGTAACCGCTAATGCGTCCGCTGCATCAGGTGAGGCTAAACCCCTAGACCGCATTTCTTTCTTACCTTCAAGAAAGATAGTCCCTGAAGAATTAGGCTTCTTCATAGGCCCTATTAAATCAGATTTCAATTGCCTATCCTCCTTAATACTGGCAGTTTTTAACCAATCCCTCATTGCGCCCCACATCTCTGCGCGTTTGTTGCCCCACATAATAGCATTAGTCGCCTTCCATCCAAAATTCACGCCTCTTACCTTATACCGTTGTTCAACTAAACGATCAAGAATACCATAGCCTAAACCACCTTCATCAATCACCGTCAAGGCAGGGCGATACTGTTCAATCGCATCAATCACCCGTCCAACAATTGTCATGGTATCTTCACCGGAATAACGCTTAATGGCTAATAAATCACGTCCCTGCCTGACAATAATCACCGTTGAGTCAGCCCCACCTCGTGCAGGATCGACACCAATAACAATAGGTGCAGTTGTATCCTTATATAATGGGCGTTGAAACGCATCTTCAATGAGGTCGGGCGATATGAACTGATCTTCACCTGCGGTGGGAAATTCTCCATACACCTCAACCCTTGCTTGGGAAGAATCTTCACCATATTCAGCAATAATCTGTTCATAAACCTGTTTATCCGTATCTTCAACCGTTCTCGCGTCCACCATACGGCTTTTCCAGAACGCTCGTTTGCCGTGAAAGCACTCGAAGAAATATCCTTCATTTCGTCTAGGGTTGCTGAAAGCAAACCAATACCGATCAAGAATGTTCTCGGTAAAGAAACCAGCTCCTACCGACCATATCTCATTAGGAATACCTGACGCTTCATCAAAGATTAACATCATTCCGTCATGGTTGTGAACCCCTGCGTAACTGTCAGGGTTCTCAGCGCTCCATAACTTACCTTCAGCGCCCCAATATCGAGTACCTTTCTTCAGCTGCATTTCCACCAAGTTAGTCAACCATGTAGCTGGGGTTATCTTAGTAGCAGACAGTTCAAACCAATGCGTGTTGATTGACATGGCATACCATCGTGACAGTTCACCCCATGTGACGGACTTCAATTGACTCTCCGAGTTAGCCGACACGATCACCGTTGAGCCTACTCGTGTTGTCAACATCCACAATATTAGCCATGACACCAACGCAGACTTACCAATACCACGCCCTGAGGAGACAGCAGAACGTAGAGTTGACATATCTACTTGGCCTTTATTCTCCTTAATATGGTTGGCAATATCCCTCAACACTTCCCGTTGCCATTTTCTTGGCCCGTGAAAGTGTTCTAATGGTGTGTTCTTCTTCCCCCAAGGAAACACGAACAGCACAAACGCTTCAGGATCATCCGCTATCTTGGGTGACCATAACTCCACCATCAACGTCTGTTCTTCGTCTGGACGATAAATTGGTTGTTGAGCCATTGTGAGTTTGTTCCTCTATTTGAGTTTGAATAGGCGATGACGTTCCCTCGATGACTCGACTACGCGCTTCATCTAAGGCAGATTGTATATTAATAGTTTCAATTGACATGGATATTTCCTGCTTGGCAGTCCATCCATGAACGTGTTGCAGGATTGACAGCGCTGCTTTTGAATCACCGTTTCTGGCAGCTTCTCTTAACTGCGTTGCAGCTTCCATTTCTCCATCAGCTGCACCTTTCAACGCTGCCATTTCTGCAACAGGATCGAGTTGGCATAACTGTCGATATTCGGAAGGTAACATTCCTGCGGCTAAGGCAAGCTTGTCACCTTTCAACCCTAAAGCAGCAGCGTCATATATTTGTTGTAAGCGCCATTCGGTGGCTTGCACTTCTCTTGGCGTAAATGGGATTGATATCATCATTCCTCCTATTGTTTTACTTATGGTAGCAAAATTTTTTACATCTGCGTTAGATTTTTTTTTTAAAAAAATTTTTAGGGGGTTAGCTTTTCAATTCTAAAAAAAAATTTAGTTTGGGGGGTCACTTCTCATTTAAAAAAAAATTTCTCGTGGGGGGTGTACATGGGCAACGGACGGTTCAAAATCCCCCTATCACCCCCCCATCGACCAGGCACGTTACGTTATAACATATCATTTTAAGCTAACCTATTGATTCATATATGGTTTAAGGTTTACGGTTTAACTTTGGCATCAATTCGAAGGCTATACAAGGAACCGCATTGGCATGGTAAGTTATTGATTAATAACATTTAGTTACTTTTCTTTTTAAAATATACCCCCAAAAATACCCCCATTTATTTTTGTGTACAATGTGGGCATTGTGTACATCTGTTTTTATCTGGTATGTGGTATTATTAATTTTTATCTTTTAACTATAAGAGGGGTATTAATGAAAACATTATTAGATTTACGTTACGCAAGCATTGAGCATTTAACGCATGATTTAAAAGAGCTGGCCTTACAACCTAAGCAAATACAAGCCCTTTTATCATGCTTAAGGCATTACAAAGGCGCCAGGTTAAGACTTAAACAAGCCACAAGCACAAAAAATTCAGCCGTTCATATTGAAGTTTTCACTGGTGATTTAATTTTAACGTCTAAAGTTACTGCAAAAGGCCATTTCAAACCGTTATTTTGTTCTGATTGGGCTTAATTGCATTTTGTGTACACTTTTCAAAACCGCCTCCAAGCCACGAATTACATGGCTTGAAGGCATTTTGTGTATAAGTTTCGCAAGTTTTTTTTTTAGCAGCCGGTAACATTTTTTCCCAGAATAATTACCACAATTATTATAGGTATATTATTATCTAATTACTTTATTAATATATATATACACATTATGCACATAGCTCTCAAAGCCTCGCTAATAATGGGAATGTTGTGTACAAAATTGCTTGAAATTCTTATACACACCGATGCACACAATATCCACAATTAACTGTAAAAGATTACTTGACAATAAAATTAAATAGTTTTATTGTTTCGCCATGTTTTCAGATTCCCTGGGAACAAAAACACTAAAAAAAGAGGAAGAGGTGACAATATGAAAAAGTACACTATTAAGAATGAAAGAATAACTTTAATTGAAACCGTGATGCCATCAATCAACTTTAAAATTTATGCTTTAGCTGGAACTGCAGTTGTATTATTTATTGGCGGTATACGCCTAATCTGTGAACTGCTTGTAATGATTCAAGCAGCTTAAAAATAAACTATAACAAAAGGTGACCTAAAATGAATTATTTTAATATAGAAATAAAAATTAACGATTTACTAACCGCAAACGGTGCTTTCTTTGCATTTACAGAACAACAATATAATGATGAGGCTTTGCCAGGTGTTGAGTATAAAAGACTGTATGCTGGAATGTTATGCCCATCTGATAACGTTAAAACTGTAATGAATGGCCTTGATAGCTTAAGCAATGAGAAGACACATTGGGAACTTGCTAACAATTCAATAAAAACTATTATATGGGACTCATTAGCTAATTATGAGTGTCAAATAACGGGTAATTATAGCGATGCTATAGATGCGTTAAAAGTTTACGGAATATCTGAAGCGGATATAAAAACAGAATGGCCTGCATATTATCAAAACTGCAGTGACAACGACTATTTCTAACATTATGAACTCAGTATATAAAGCACAATGTAAAACTTCTAAGATTGCCCGTGAGTTGGCGGGTAATTTTAGCAACGTATCATCAATTAACGATAGTTTAAAACCGCCTTATTGCTTAAGAGTAATAAAAGAATATAGAACTGTAGAAATGCAACAATTCCGCGATAGTGTCGCTCAATATATAAAAAAAGGTGAATTAAAATGAAAATTCAAGATTTAAGACTAGCATTAACCGCAGTTCCTAAAAAAACTGATATTCGTTATTATCTTAACGGTGTAAAAGTTACAAAAGACACAGTAAGCGCGTCAAACGGGCATATTTTATGCCATATAAGCGCGGGCGATAGTTTTAACGTTATCCCAGACCAATTAGATAATAACGGCCATCAAATACCTGATAACTATTTAATAATACCAGTTGAAACGGTAAAAGATTTTATTAAAAAAGTCGGTACAAAATCCGATGATCAAACATGTTGCGTAAAACTTACTGATTGCGATGGCCTAACTTTTCACGTTTTATCCGGCGCTGGAGTTCAATGCTTATTTACACCTATCGATGGCAAGTATCCATCTTTTGACAAGATATTGACTCCAGTTAAGGCCAATAAACATGATGAGAATTTGAATAAAATATTACATCAATTTGATTGGTCATACGTCGCACTGGCTAATGATGCAATATGTAAGTATTACGGCAATTCAACGCCAAAACGTTTATATAGTTGTAATGAGTGCGGTTATTTTATGCCGTCATTAGATAATGACATTATCTATGTAATTATGCCATGTAGGAACTAAGACAATGTATAAAGTCTATTTTATCTATAATCAAACAATTCATTACATGCTATTTGACTACTTAGACACTGCAACACGTTTTGCACTTGAGCATGATTCAATAGTTGAATTCACACATTAACCAATCAAGGCCGCCTAACAAGCGGCCTTTTACTATTCCAGGATAAATATAAAATGACAATTAAACCAGGTCGCCCGGCCATACCAAAAGAAGATAAAAACATCTTACAAACATTTAGTTTAAAACAATGGCAAGTGTTGCGGTTAAAAGAAACAAAAAACAAAAGTAAATTGATACAACTACTTTTAACCAAACATTTTACTAATACACTCTAGACTAATTTAACTTAATAATTCAACAAGGGCGCCTAATAAGCGCCCTTTTTTTATGCCTTGCGCTCTGCTATTCCAGCCTATAACCTACTATCTAACAAGCCGCTTAACATTAAATAACACGTTTTAAGGCCTTAACTATCAAAAGCAATAGCTACCTAGCCATAAAAATAAACGTGCCTAGAATCGATTAAAAACCACCTAAAAAATAACCCTATTTCCTACTAGGTTATGTGGTATAAATACCCTATTTCCTACTAGGTTATGGGGTATTTGCTAAAAATTCACCCACCAGCCAAAAAAGTTTTGCCCAACTATTTCTGAGCAAAACCCGATTTAATCCGATTTGATTTGAAATTTAGAAATTTTGGATTTTCAATTCACAAGTGACAATTTTCTGTTTAGTTCCGGCTCAACTTTTTTCCTAAGTTCTGTCTTACTCAGCGCATTAATGGCTTCGTCATCAGGAGCCACGTAAATATGTTTCACGCTGGGGAATTCACGCGACTTAAGGCGACCCATATCTTTCCAGCCAGCCTCTTTAAGAGCATGAAGAAGTGCAGCTTGAGGAACCTTGATGTTACCTGGCGCAGTATTAACCAACCTATCACAAAGTGCATGGAATGGCGACGCTATCACTCCCGATGCAAACTCACCGACACGGTTACGCATCAGCTCAACAAGATAAGACTCAGCGCTCGACATGCCTTGCTCAACTAGGTTTATTTTGAACTCAGTCATCATTGGCGCAGCTGCTGGATTGAACGTGCTAACGTCACGAGCATACAACCATGACGCTATGGCTTCATAACCACCGCCTGTCTTGAACCACTCCCACATCGATTGCGCTTCTGCGTAATCCATACGAGGTGCATGTGACCAAACGCAGAACCATCGTCTGTCTTGTGTTTCTAATTGAATTGGCACAGGATCGTTTGAATAAGCCAACACAAACAAACGGTTCATCATGTCGTAAGGGTGTAACCCTTTACGGTTGATAGACAGCGTTTCTGGAGGCGCAGCAATGATAGGTTTTAATTTGTTAGCTAACGCTCGTCTTTCTCGTGCATCGGTTTCTTTTAACTCGTTAAGGACTAAGATTTCACACTCTAATGCGTAACCAAACTGACTGTTCATCGAATCGTTATCAATGTACCCTCGGTTCTTAAAGTGAGGGCCACAGACTGCCCAGATGAAAGGCGCATACATCGTATCCTTACCAGCTCCTTGGTCACCACCGTGCAGAATAGCGTGATTGATCTTGATCTTAGGGTTCTGGACTTTGTAAGCCATGACGTTGAAGATATGCTCCAACTCAGCTTCATTAGGAACTAAGTTCTTGCAATGGTCAAGCCAGCGAGTGACATTACCAGCCTTACCCGTCACATCAGGACGTGCATCACGCCAACGATTGCCGTACATGTCACCATCAAGAGCGGTCAACATGGTTTCCCCAGCAGCGTAAGTAATCCCCACCAAAGCATGTGCGCCCATCGCCTGTCTGTTCTCGTCATAGCAAACCGAGGCTTCAATCTTACGCCCAGTATGAATGGACTTGCACTCAAGATGACGGAACAAAGCGTTGAAAGTAGATCGACTGACTTCACGTCTAGCAACCAAATCAAAATAAGATTCATCGGCTTGAATGTAAGCGAATCTGCTAAACCAATCTTTCTTTTCCAATCGTCCTAACTCCTTACGTTCGACTTCAGCAATAGCACTAGCCGCATCTTGGCTAAACATATCAGTAGGCTCAAGTTTAGCTAACGTATCAACCATAACAGAGGCTAACAATTCCTCACGAATCCCATGCGAATGTTTCGGGCCACCTTCTGCCTGCACCCATTCAAGATACGTTTTACTGTCAAGATGTTGGCAAGACTCATGGAAGCACATGTAAGAACGGTTTAAAGGATGGTAACGTGCCATTGGATTGCCATCCGAGTGAGCGCCAGCGTTAATGCAAGTCACACCTACCCAACCTTCACCATTAGCGCCTTCAATAACATCTCCACGCTCAACAAGCCATGTTAAAACATCATCTTTGCCATCATCAATTAAATCAATACGCTTTACGGTTGCGGTGTCTGCTTCAGCAGGTGTAACACCCAACGCTTCACATATCTGTGGTAAGGTAAACTCTAATTCAGGATTGAATTTGACCAATACGGACTTAAAATCATCTCGACCAGGCTTAAGATTGACAGAATCAGGAAGCCTGAAATTACGAACGGGATTAATAGCCCCACCATCTGTATAACCTGCATCAGCAATTGCTTTAATAGCTGCACTGAAATCCCCTTTTGTTGGTTGATCGTCAAGGCTGAAAGTATACCCGTATTGGTAGTTACCTGGTGAAGTTTCCATAATCCATGTTGGAATCAGATCAGGCATTTTTGATTTAGTGCCGACATCATCCAACACAAGGAACGCAACCAATTCACAATTGCTTGCAGAAGCACTGGGTTTGCCATCTTTAAAACGTTTAATAATGAAAGATGCCGTGTTACAGTACCAAGCACCTTTATAATCATATTTAGTGGGAAGGTAAGCGGGCCAAGTACATTTTTGTGCGCCATCAGCGTGAAAAAGATCGGCTTTAGGAACTTGCTTAACAAATA